CGGGCTCCAGCGGACGTTGCAGCACGGCGGGTTCCAGCGGCGATTGCAGCACGGCGGCAGCCACTGGGGCTTATTGCAGCGCAAAAGCAGACGGAAAAGATAGCATTGCCGTTGTAAACGGTGCTTGCGGTAAGGCGCGCGGCGCACTGGGCTGCTATCTGGTGCTGACCGAGTACGATGATGACGGCCACATGATCTGTGCCAAAATGGCCCGCGTGGACGGTTCTGCCATCAGAGAAAACGTTTACTACACCCTCAAAAATGGCGAGTTTGTGGAGGTCAAGCCGTGAAGAAGCACTACAACAAGCGTTGGCTTGAACAGCGCTGGGATGCAAGGCAGCCGGAACGATTGGAGCACATCCAGCTGAAACGGCAGCTGAGAAAAAAGGAGGGGTGCGGCAGTGAAGCCGAGCATGGGAATTGCAGAATGCTGCCAGATCATGCGGGATAACAACATTTCGGTGAGCGAGCCGATCTTTACCGGTATGATTCAGGCCGGCAGCTTCCCGGCATGGGCGGTGCCGTCTATTGACACCAAGAGCGCCGCCCCGCTGATCTCACGCGCCGGATTTATGGCGTGGGTGAAGGATTTTTACAAGCTCGAAAAGGTTTACACAAAGGAGGATCCGAAATGAAACTCAAATCTACTACTTACTACTGGCTGGCTGTCATTTTTGGCGGCGTTGGAATGGGCGCAGCTATGGGTGCAGAGGGTACCGCGCAGACCACCGGATACATCTCCGACACGCTGTTTTCGGTGTCGCTGGTGCTGATTCTGGCCGCTGTTCTGTTGGCTCGTCTGGGCTTTGCCGCAGAGGACAGGGAGAGAGCTGCAAAGCGGCGCAAGTACGGCAAGATCAACCGCACCCACGCCCGCAACCCGGAGTATCCGGAGAATCAGGAGCGTGGGGCATGATGACGGCCAAAGAGTACGTTGAGGGCAAAGTCAAGTCCTACACGCGGCTTGCCGAACGCTGCAGGCGAGAAGCCGAAGCCTCAGACGACATTGTTGTCCGGGCCGGATACTCCGCACGGGCAAACGTCTATGAGATGTGCGCCGAAGAAATGGACAACGTGCGGGAGATGCTGCAAGAGGAGTCCGGGGAGATCACGTATGCCTGACGCTGTCCACCATGTCATGTGGTACACCGTGTACGACGCAAAAAAGAAGAGCCTGCCCGTGTGCCAACACGGACAAGCCCAAAGAGTGATGAGTCTCGCCGCCCATCACCACAAAAATAACATAAAACAGGAGGTTTTACAAGTGGCACTTTTGAGAATTTACGATGTGAAGCAAGAGCCGCCAGCGCTTGTTTCGCAACAGCAATTTCCGGTTGCTTCGGATGCAATTGTGATTGCCGATGAACTGGCAAAGAGAAAGCCCGAACGGCTGTACAGGGTGTTTGACGCTGATATGAACGTTGTGTATGCGAGGTGAATATTTATGCAAGAAGAATTGACCGTCCTGGTGGAGCACCCGGAACTGCCCGCGATCCGGTGGAATGAAGCCGAGGTGCAGCAGAACCTGACCGAGTTGCTGGCCGCCTACACTGGCCGCGTCTACACCCCGGAGACCATCAAGGATGCCAAGGCCGACCGCGCAGCCGTGAACAAGCTGGACAAGCAGCTCTCGGATGCTGCCCGCAGTGCAAAGGCCTTTTACATGAAGCCGCTGGAAGAGTTCTTGCAGAGCGCCAAGCAGATGCAGGGCCAGTGTAAGGCCGTCTCCGGTGCCATTGACCAGCAGGTCAAGGCTGTGGAGGAAGCCGAGAGGCAGGATAAGCAGGATGCGCTGCGGGCTGTCTATGCCGACTGCATCGGAGAACTGCGGGAGATGATCCCATTTGACCGCCTGCTGATGCCGCAGTGGCTCAACAAGACCTATGATCTGGCAAAGGGCAGCCGGGAGCTGCGCAAGAGCGTGGAGACCCGGCGGGAAGAGCTGCGTCTGATCCGGGAGACCTGCGGCGGGGACGCAGAGGCTTGCACCACGGAGTATCTGCGTGAACTGAATCTGAACGCTGCCCTTGTGGAGCACAGCCGCCTCCAGAATGCCCGGGACGCACAGCGCCGCGCAGAAGCCGAGAGAATGGCCGCAGAGCGGGCGCAGGCCACCGCTCCGGTCATTATCCCTCCGACCGATGAAGAACGCCAGATCGCCACAGAAGCGGCTCAAACGGCGCAGGCCAATGCGGCCATTACGCCGGATGGCAGGTTGGATTTCAGCATGCTTCAGAAATTTGCAGAGCCTGCACAGCCGGAAGCCCCTGCCCGCAAGCAGTATCGTTTCTGGGTAGAGTTCACCCGCGAGGACATTGCATGGTTCAAGCAGGGAGCCGCAGAGCGCGGTTTCCGCTATGGTTCTATCAAATAATTTTGGAGGTATTTACTTATGGCACTTACTCGTCCCGGCGCACCCGCGCCTACTTCGTCCGTTTCCAATGCACAGGCTCTGGCAAACCGTTCCGTTCAGAACGCCAACCGTGCAGGCAGCACTGCTATGCAGGCCGCATCCCCGTCCGTGCCGGTGGAGATCACTGCTGCCGATGGCCAGCACCTCGTCGTCAGTTTTGACGAAGTACGGCGTTTTATTTGCGACAAAGCCACCGACACCGAGTGCAAGATCTTTCTGGAGACCTGCAAGCAGTACAAGCTGAACCCCTTTACCAAAGAGGCTTACCTGATCCACTACGACAACAAGAACGATGACACCGCCAGCACCATCGTGCTGGGCAAGAACTGCTACATGCAGATGGCCGAGCGCAACCCCAACTTTGACGGCTTTGAAGCTGGCGTGATCGTCCTGACCGCAGATGGCCAGCTGCTGAACCGTGAGGGATCTATCGTCTATGATGGAGACGGCGGCGAGACCCTTCTCGGCGGCTGGGCAAAGGTCTACCGCAAGGACCGCACCCGCGCCGGCTATGAGGAAGTCAAGCTCAGCGAGTACGATACCGGCAAATCCCTCTGGAGCGGCAAGAAGGCCACCATGATCCGCAAGGTGGCTTTGGTACACGCCCTGCGTGAAGCGTTCCCGTCTACCTTTGGCGCTCTGTGCGATGAGAGCGAGGTGCGTGTGGATGCCGAAAGCACCGCTCGTGAGGTGCCGCCTGAAGAACTGCCGGTGCTGGATCCTTACGCAGGTTCCCACCGTCACCGCAAGACGGCAGGCACCCTGATCCCTGCCCCGGATGCACCATCTGCAGAGGAAAATGCCGATGATCCGTTTGGCGGTGATGATGCATGATCGTCCAGACCAAGAACGGCATCATGCTGCACGGCGAGATCGCCAAAGACCCGGTGCTCCGGGATGCCGGGCAGAAGCAAGTGCTGAAATTCGACCTGAAAGCCAGCCGCACACAGGATGAGACTGGGAAATGGCAGAGCTTCTTTGTGGGCGTGAACCTCTGGCACGGCATCGACCAGTGGGACGGCATGCTGCAGAAAGGCGATCAGGTTACGGTTTTTGCCCAGAAGCTGAAAGAGCGGGAGTATAACGGCAAGATCTATTACGACGTGGATGCGGATGATATTCAGCCCGGTGGGCTGGTGACATTCCGTTGGCTGCAACAGATGATTGACCTTATGGCGCAACCCGGCCCGCCGCTGGAACCTGCAGAACCGGCAGCAGAACCGGCAGGCCTGCAGGGCGCGCAGATGTACCCCGATGAAACGCTTGCGGATTACGCACCGCACAGCACTGCCGCGCCAGAACCGGCTCCATCTACCGAGTATGACCCCATCAACGAAGACGCAGAAGATCTTCCCTTCTGATCTCGCAAGCTGTGCTATCTGGCTATACGGGCGGGCAAAGGAGGTGAAAGCGGTTGAAAGAGGAAGAACAGAAAAGCATAGTCATTTACAAATCATGGAAAAAGCCATTGCGTAAATTGTCTCTGGAGCAAAAAGGCAGGATTTTTGATGCGCTGCTTGACTTCCCTGATCCACCGAATTTTGAGGATGACCAGAAGCTCGAAATGGCGTGGGATTTTATGTCCGAGGCGGTGGAATCAAATTCTAAAAAATGGAACGAAAAACGAGAAAAGAGAGCTGCCGCAGGGCGTAAAGGTGCAGAAGTTACAAACGGCAAGCGTCAGCAAAACGCGGCAAATCCGGCAAATGTCGACTTTGACGAGCAAAAACAGCAAAACGCGGCAAATCCGGCTGTAAATGGTAATGGTAATGTAAATGGTAATGTAAATGGTAATGTAAATGGTAATGGTATATCACCTAACGGTGGTGTATATAATAGCGCCGCCCCCGCCGCCGTTGACGTAGAACTTTCCAAGATCGTCCAACATTATCAGCAGGCCGTTGGGGACTTCCCACGCTCTGCACTGGACAAGCTGCAGAAGTGGAGGCAGGAGTACAGCACAGAGATGATCCTGCTGGCGATTGACAAGGCCACAGAAGCCGGAAAGCGCTCGTGGAGCTACATCAATGGCATATTGTCCGGCTGGAAACGGGACGGCCTGCGCACGCCGGGAGACGTGGAAGCCAACGAACAAAGCCGACAAGCCAGACCGCGAGGCAAGCAGCCAACCGAAACCGTAGACGACCAGCTTGCCCGGGTGCTGGCGAAGATGGACAGAGAAAGGGGATTCGAGACATGACGCGGGAAGACGTGGCAAAGCTGATCCGCATGAATTTTGTGCTGTACAAGCTGGGGTCTAAGCCACTGACCGATGAGGAGATGCAGACCACCATCGATGTGTGGGCGTACCAGTTTGGCGACTATGACGGCGATACTGTCAAGCGGGCTTTTCTGGCGGCGAACCGAGTATGCGTTTATCCGGTCACGGTGGCCGACATCTTCAAGCAGCTTTCCCAGTGTCTTGACCCGTCCGCTGAATGGGAAGCTCTGGCTGTAGCGGCACGGAAGGCACAGACATTTTTGAGCTGGCGCAAGTTCCCGATGGTGATCGGCATTGACGAAAAGGGCGGGCTGCTGCGTAGTGACGGACAGAAAGAGCTAAAAGCCTTGTATGACCAACTCCCCCCGGCGGCAAAATCCTATGCCGGAAGCGTGGGAGGACTGGCAGAGCTGGCTGAAATGCCAGACCTTACATACCGCCGTGCCGAATTTTTGAAGCAGGCGCAGGCAGATATCACCACCGCCCCGCGTGAAGCTGCAAGGCTGCGGGCGAGCGAACTGACAAGGAAGGAGATTGAAAAATGAGCGAATTTATGAGCCCGGAGGACATGGCCCATTATTTGATGGATTTTTGCCATTGCCATTTGGCGACAGGAAATGGTTGCCCAGGTTGCCCGTTCGATAAGCCGACCAGTAACGATGGCGATGGAGAATGCCGTCTCGGCGTTCCTTCCGACTGGGATTTTTGAGGGAGATTGAAAAATGAGCGAATTTATCGACCGTGAAAAAGCCATCGCAAACATCAAAGCGGCATATTGCTGTGGCTGCGAAAATTACAACGGCGTAAGATGCCGCGCGTGTCAGATTATGGACGCGATGGATGTGCTGGAAGATGAACCGGCAGTCGTCCCGGATGTCCAGCGCTGGCGCAAGACCGCAGAAGAGCCGCCGACTGAGGCTGATGCAAATGAAGACGGCGACGTCCTGAGCATCAACAACAACCCCTGCGACGGCTTTATAACAAATTGGCCGTGGAACATGGTGGCAGCTTTCCCGGAAAACCTCCCGGTCTGGATGCCGTTGCCTAAAAAGCCGGGTGAACACCCCAAAAAGCTTTACTGGCGTGAAAAAGCAGGTGCGACAATTTGCCCCGTTTGCGGGTATGAATGCAACGATGATTATTACCTCGATAAATATTGTCCAGGATGTGGAACACGCCTTTGGTTTAACGAGGAGGAAGCCGAACATGACCAACCCAACATGTAAAGATTGCCCCGACCGGCACCCGATCTGCCACGACAGCTGCCCGAAGTACGCAGAGTACAAGCGTCAGCTGAAAGCGCAGCGCATCTATACCAGCGCGCACCACGCGGCAGAGCGGATCAGCCGTAACGATTTCGACAAAGAAGGATGGATGGGAGGAGGAAAACGGTGAAAGTTCTGATTGCCTGCGAGGAATCGCAGGAAGTGTGAAAGGCGTTCCGGGCGAAAGGTCACGAAGCCTATTCCTGCGACCTGATTGAGCCGTCCGGCGGGCATCTAGAATGGCATATTCTTGGTGACTGCCTAAAGGCTATTGAAGGGGGGCAGGTCGTGACCATGGACGGAATCGCGCATGATGTGCCCCGCTGGGATATGATTATCGCATTTGTCCCATGCACAAAGACGAGCAACGCGGGAGCAAGACACCTGTACAAAGGAGGAAAGCTCAATCTTTCCCGGTATTATGAGGGATTGTGCGGCAAGGCGCTTTTTCTTGCCGTGTGGGCAGCAGATTGCGAAAAAGTGGTGATTGAGAATCCTACCCCCAGCAAGATTTTTGATTATCCAAAGCCTACGCAGGCAATCCAGCCCTACGAGTACGGACATCCATACAGCAAGAAAACGCTACTGTGGGAGCGCGGCGTGCCGCCGTTGCATCCGACAAACATTGTAGAGCCTACCGCCACATGGTGCCCGTCCGGCTCCTACTCGCACAAGCATTGTGAGCAACACAAGGGCATGTTTACCACTGACCGTGCAAAGAACCGTGCAAAAACTTTTCCGGGCGTTGCAAAGGCCATGTCCGAACAATGGGGGTGAGCAAATGAGGTACAAGCCCGGCGCTTACATCGTCTCTCTCGACCACCTGATGGGGCAGGAACTTGTTTATTACGGCGGGAAACTGCTCCACAAGGGATGGTTTGGCAACTGGCAGCTGTGGTATGCGAAAGCTGAGCTTGCCAGACTGCGCATTCGGGAAGCTGTGAGAACGGAGGAAGAACATGAAACCGAAAACGAAATCCGAGCTGATGACTGAATGGGCAAACCAGCCCGACCAGCTCAAGAAAGAGCGGGAAGCCAAGGCCATCCGCAAGGCGATGGACGATGCCCGCGCCGTGATGCAGGACGGTCTGACCCGATACGTCAAGAAAAAGACCAAAGCTCGCAGCATGGCAAAGGCTGAAGCTGACCCCTTTGCTGAGCTGGAAGGCTGGGAAAGCATGGAGCAGATCCAGGATGCCTACGGCTATGGCGAGATCACCGCCGACAGGCGGGACAAACTCACCGACCTGTGGGAAGCCCGGGAAGCTGCCAGAAACAGCCGCAAGGGCGCAGACAAGTATCACGACCTTGTGACGGAGATGCTGGAAACGGCCATCCGCAGGGTGGGCAATGAGTACGCAGATATGCTGTTTGAGTATGACCAGCAGTGCAGGGAAGCTGAAAAGCAGTGCGAGCAGCTGGCAATGGAAGGGATGATGAAAAAATGAGCAGTTCCGTAGAATATGCAAAGTCCGAACTAGCCCGCATCTCAAAAGATGGAGACGGGATGCAAGACACAATCAACAAGAACATCATTGACATTGTTGAACTTTTCGCAAGTCAAGGACATAGCGGATTTACCGCTGGATATACAATGTCTATTCTGGAGCGACTTTTGCGTTTCAAGCCGATTACTCCGCTTACTGGCGAAGATGATGAATGGACTAATGTGTCGGACGAAATGGGGCGAAGATGTTTCCAAAATAAACGATGCTCAAGCGTGTTCAAGACCACTGATGCACAAGGTAACACGATTGAGGTACACGACATTGACGCAATCGCTTATTCCGACAACGGTGGCCTTACATGGTTTACAAGTAGCCGCTTTCGCCAAAACGTGACGTTCCCCTATGAGCCACCTACGCACCCGGAAAAAATCTATATCGAATACACGGAAGATGTTCCGCTTGGCTGGACTAGCGACAAGTATGAGATTATCACTGACGACAAGGAACGTATCAAAGCGTTGAGAACTAAGATGCAGAAGAAGCTTAATAAAGCTGAGGAGTCATCATGCACCTGACCCTCTACGGCAACCCGCGCACCAAGAAAAACTCTGCCCGCATCCTCAAAAGCCGCTCAGGCGGGCGCTTTGTGGCCCCTAGCAAGGCTTACGTGGATTATGAGACGGACTGCCTGCGGCAAATCAAAAGGCCGCACAGCCCCATTTCTGCCCGCGTGAACGTGAGGTGCGTGTACTACATGAAAACCGCCCGCCGGGTAGATCTGGCAAACCTCATCGAGGCGACCACGGACATTCTGGTGAAAGCCCGCGTGCTGAAGGACGACAACAGCAAGATCGTTGCCGCCCACGATGGCAGCCGGGTGGAGCTTGACCGGAAGAACCCAAGGGCGGAAATTGAGATTGAAGAAATGGAGGAGTAATATGGGACTTGCAACGCTTGGCTTTTTAAGCTTTTGTTTTGTACTGTTTGCCGGATACTTGCTTATTCTTTGGCTTGCAATGGAAGAACCTGAAATTGTGATTCCGGCTGTAATCGTAGCACTTTCTATTTTTATTTTTTATACCACGGGAGGGAATGCGGCATGATCCACACATGGACACCTGACACCGACACGCCAAAGCCAGACGGAAACGATTTCCGCACCGTTAAGGCGTGGCTGAACCGCTACCGCGAAGCAGAGAAAAGATACTACTTGCTGTCTGACCGTCTGGCCGAAGCACAGGAGGCCACCCGGCACATCACCCAGAATCTCAGCGCGGCCCCCGGCGGCAGCAAAGATGGCCAGAGCCTTGCCCGGGCGGTGGAACGCGAGGAGGAAGCGGAGCGCCGCGCTTATGAGCAAAGAGCGGTCTGCGACAGGCTGTTTCTCGAGATCAGAAACGCGCTCGCCCAGATCCAGAACGAGAAAGCATACACGGTGCTGTACAAGTACTATCTCGATTGCCTCACGTGGGACAGGGTCGCAAAAGATATGAATTACTCTTTGCGCATGGTCTATGTCTTGCGGCGCAAAGCAATGGAGGAGCTGAGCCTTTAAAAACATTGCACTGTCATTACATTGCGGTTTCACTATCGCATGGTGTAAAATTGTATCATCGGAAAAGCCAAAAGGCAAACCGATGCACGCAGCCTCCGAAACGTGTCCCTTCTTGGCATTTTCCTCCTTTTCTGCTTGCAGGTACCGGGCTTTGCTCTCTTCACGTTTCGCGGGCTGCTTCTATGCGATACACTGACACAAAGGCAGCCTGCCGCTCATGAGAGACAGGAGGCGGTTCGATTCCGCCGTATCGCACCGTATGGCGCATGGACTAGACAACCCGCAAGGTCGCACGTGTAACCTCCCGTGCCAAGAAAAGGCCTTAGAATCCTTGCCAAGGTGTAGCTTTCCTGACAGGATGTGCGCCAACCAACAGCCCCGGCGGCGAACCGGAGCTGTTTTTATATGGCCGCCTGAGCGCAGTTTGGAGCGCGGCGCGTGTGTGTAGACACGGCTGGTTCGATTCCAAGGGCGGCTTTTATACTCCAGTAGCTCAAGCGGTAGAGCAGCGGTCTCCAAAACCGCATGTTGCAGGTTCGAGCCCTGCCGGGAGTGCTTGCGCGCCCTATGAGGGGGCCGCACAATAGCGGGGCATCCGGCCGCGAAAGTTCCAGATGCAGCAGTGCCCACCGTTTGACGCATGTCCAACGAACTGAATGCACGGGCGCTGCTTATTTTTTTGATATCTTTGCCGTTCGGATCTTCCGGGCGGTTTTTCTTTTGAGTGAGTTTAGAGAGGTGGTGGCGGTGGCCTACAGCAAAAACAAAAGGACAGGCAGACCGCCCGTCTTTGAGAGCAAAGAAGAACTTGAGAAAAAAATCGAAGAGTTCTTCAAAAGCTGCGAAGGGAGCGTCCTAGAAGACGAAACCGGAAAGCCTGTTTTGGACAAATACGGGAACGTGATAAAAATCGACGAACGTCCAGAAACGGTCACCGGTCTAGCTTTGGCGTTAGGATTTAAGTCTCGGCAATCTTTGATTGACTATCAAGGAAAGGCTGAGTTTTCTGACACGATAACGCGCGCGAAACTACGGTGCGAGAGATACGCCGAAGAACGGCTCTATGATCGTGACGGAAACGGCGGCGCAAGATTCAGCCTGCAAGTTAATTTTGGTTGGAGCGATAAGCCGAAAGAAACGGAGCAGGAAGAGCGTCACGATGACGGTTTGATAAAGGCATTGAACGCTGCCGCAGGTATCAGCCCGCCGGACGACGTGGAAATGCTGCCAGAGGAAGAGGACAACCATGCGGAAAAGTAACGGTTTTCGCTGGAAAGCCCTCAGCCAGCGGCAAAAGCAGGTCTTGAGCTGGTGGACACCGCAGAGCGCATACAGCGGCCACAACGGCATCATTGCTGATGGAGCTATCCGCTCAGGCAAGACCTTTGCCATGAGCTTTTCTTTTGTCCAGTGGGCCATGACCTGCTACAACGGGCAGCAGTTCGCCATGTGCGGCAAGACCATTGCCAGCTTCCGGCGCAACGTGCTGGGCACACTCAAGCAGCAGCTTGCAGCCCGTGGCTACAACGTCAAGGAACACCGGGCGGAAAACTGTATGACCGTCAGCAAGGGCGGCAGAATCAACGAATTTTACTTTTTCGGCGGCAAGGACGAGAGCAGCCAGGATCTGATCCAGGGCATCACCCTTGCCGGGGTATTCTTCGACGAGGTGGCTCTGATGCCCCAGAGCTTCGTCAATCAGGCCACAGCCCGTTGCTCTGTCACCGGGTCAAAGTTCTGGTTCAACTGCAACCCGGGCAGCCCACAGCACTGGTTTTATCTCGAGTGGGTGCGGAAATGCCGTTCCCGAAAGGTGATGTATCTCCATTTCACGATGGACGACAACCTGTCACTTTCCGAGGACATCAAGGCCAGATACCGCAGCCAGTACAGCGGCGTTTTTTATCAGCGTTTCATTCTGGGCCTGTGGACGGTGGCCGAGGGTCTTGTTTATGACATGTTCGACCGCAAGAAGCACGTCGTTGATGAGCTGCCGGAGCTGTCACCAAAGAGCGCCTATGTGGCGTGCGACTTTGGCACCCAGAACGCAACGGTTTTTTTGCTGCTCCAGAAGCAGACAGATGCAGACTGCTGGATCTGTACCCGGGAGTACTACTACAGCGGCCGCGAACAGAAGCGGCAAAAGACCGTGGGCGAGTACGTCACAGACCTCAAGGCGTGGCTGAATGGTCTCAAGCCGGAGAGGATCATCGTTGACCCCTCTGCCCTGCCCCTGATTACAGAGCTGCGCAAGAACGGCTTTACCCAGACGCCCGCAAACAATGATGTCCTGAGCGGCATTCTGGACGTACAGACCATGCTGCAGACCGGGCGGCTGAAAATATACAAGGACTGCAAGCACACGCTGGAAGAGTTTGGCGTGTACGCTTGGGACCCAGACAAAGACGACACCGTGCTGAAGGTCAACGACCACTGCATGGACGCTATTCGATATTTTGTGCGCACGAAGCGCCTTGTAAAACTGAGGAATTGATTTTGAGCACTGTATACACATTCCAGACTTTTCAGCAGGCGCAAGCCGCCGGGGAACAGCCTGATTTCATCCGGCGGTTCGTGCAGCAGCACTGCACTTCCGGCCCCTACAAGATGGCGCTGGATGCCGACCTGTACGATGCACAGAAAAACCCGGGGGCTGAACGCTTTGCGCAGGCTTACGCTTTGATGCTGAAGCGCCTATCCAAAAACACCAAGCAGGACACCCCACACCCCGATATGGTCAAGAGCAATCTTTTCCGGCGGCTCAACAAGCAGCGGGCAACCTACTCTCTCGGCAACGGCGTGGTCTTTGCGGACGATGGCGTGGACAAGGACAGGCTGGGGCAGAACTTTGACGAGCAGATCCAGAAGGCCGGATATTTCGCCCTGATCCACGGCGAGAGCTTTGGCTTCTGGAACAACGACCATCTGGTGGTTTTCAAGCTGACCGAGTTTGCTCCCCTGTACGATGAAAAGACAGGCCTTTTGCAGGCGGGTGTGCGCTTCTGGCGGCTGAATCCTGACACGGATATGCACTATATCCTGTACGAGCTGGACGGCTTCACCGAGTACACGGAAAGCAAAATCGGCAGCACGATGAAGGAGACAACGTCGAAGCGGGCATACAAGAGCGTGACCGTCACCACACCCGGCGGCGGGCTGGAAAGCGTGGAGGGCGAAAACTACAGCGCCCTGCCCATTGTGCCGCTGTGGGGTTCCGATCTGCACCAGAGCACCCTTGTGGGGCTGAAAGCCTACATCGACAACACCGATCTGGTGATGTCCGGCTTCTGCAATGACTTGCAGGACTTTTCGCAGATCTACTGGCTGTGCGAGAACTTCAACGGCATGACCGATGACGAGCTGCAGGAGTTCCTCGTCAAGCTGAATCTATACCACATTGCAGGCGCAGACACCAGCGAGGGCGGCAAGATCACCCCCTACACCACCGAGATTCCCGTGACGGCCCGGCAGGCTCTGTTGGAGCTGCTCCACACCCGGGTCTATGAGGACTTCGGCGGGCTGGACGTGCATTGTGTCAGCGCGGACAGCACCAACGACCATCTGGATGCAGCCTATGAACCGCTGAACCAGAACGCGGACGACTTCGAGGCGCAGGTCAAGCCGTTCATCCGGCAGATCTGCGCACTGGCTGGCTTTGACAACGCTATGCCGGCATTCAACCGCAGCAAGATCACCAACACAGCCGAACAGGTCAGCATGGTGATTTCCGAAGCGCCGATCATCGGGCAGGACATGGCCATTGACCTGCTGCCCAACCTGACCCCGGAACAAAAGGAGCAGGCCAAGGCCGCACTGATGGCTGAGAGCGCAACGAGAGAGACCACGGACGAGGAGGAGGAAGACAATGGCGAATCTTAAAATTCCGATGGAAGGGAAAATAGAAATCGAGCTGTCAGAAGAAGCAGAAAATGTTATGCAACGGTTCATTTCCGCTGTTGAGCTGCTGCAGGGAACGACTATTGATGTCGCAAGGCCAAACGTGCGGATGGTCGGCATTGATGCGTTTGGACGACCGCGGTTTGAAAAAGAGGAGGGAAACGAAGATGGCACTTTACCGAGTTCCGATTAAGTGGGAGCAGCGCGGATATTTACTTGTCCATGCCGAGAGCCAAAACCAAGCAGCCGAGGCGGCATTGAATAAAATGGACGTTTACCCGCTGGACAGCGAGCCAATCCCCGGAAGCCTTAAGCTTGCATTTCCTTCCGAAAATGCGGGTGAATACGTTTCGAGAGTAGCTGATGGATTTGAAAGCTAATGACCGTGACCGCATCTCTACCCGCCAGCTGAACCGCCTGCGCCGCCGCATCCTCCGGGTGTACGGCACTGCCCGCCGGGAGATGCAGGAGCAGCTGACCGAGTTTCTGGCAAAGTACAAAGCGCTGGACGAGCGCAAACGGGCGCAGCTGGATGCAGGCGAGATCGCCGAAGACGACTACCGCATCTGGCTGCAAAATCAGGTCTTTCAGTCCGATTTGATGCGCGCCAAGCTGGACGGCATTACCCAGACCTGCACCACAGCCCAAGAGACGGCCTACAAGCTGGCCCGGGACGAGCAATACAACATCTTTTCCTTTGGCGCAAACTGGGCTTTCTACGAGCTAGAACAGGCCGCAGGCATGACGTTCGGGCTGACCCTGTACAACACCGAAGCGGTGCGGCTGCTTTTGCAGGAGCGCCCCCGACTTGTGCCCAACAAGCGTATCAAAAGCGAGAGCAACAAAACCTATGATGCAAAGGTATTCAACCGCTACGTCATGCAGGGCATCGTGCAGGGCAAGAGCGTCCACGACATCGCCGTGCAGGCTGTAAACGGCATGGCTGACACGGAGATCCACTGGGCCATGAACAACGCCATCACAGCCCTTACCAGTGCCCAGAACGCCGGGGCATTGCAGCAGATGCGCAACGCCCAGGATTTGGGCATCGAGGTCAAAAAGCGCTGGAACTCCACCCACGACTACCGCACCCGTGAAATGCACCGCCTGCTTGACCAGCAGACGGCAGAGCTTGACGAGCCTTTCAAGGTCATGGGCTACGAGATTCAGCGCCCCGGAGACCCCAACGCAGCGCCGGAGATGGTCTACCACTGCCGCTGTGTGCTGTCCTCTGCGCTTGGCAAGTATCCCCGGCAGAACGCCATGCAGCGAGACAATGTGACCAAAGAGACCACCCCCGTCATGGATTACACCGAGTGGTATAAATCCAAGGGCGGCAAAGAGAAAGAACAGATGTGGTGGGCCGAGGAACGCAAGAGGAAGAGGGCGAAAAAATGAATTCTGCCGAAAATTTCGAGAAGATTGCAAAGGCATTTTACAATGCCGGCGGAACCGCCAAAAATTTCGCCGAAGCGGTCAGGAAAGCTGAAAAGGCAGCGAACCGGCCCGATTGGCCGAAAACTTATTTTGAAAACAAGAGAAAGAGGAAGATTGCAAAGCATGAAAAATAAGAAGTTTGGGATTGTTGTAATCAACGATGACTTTTTCTTGAACTTTTGCCGTGATTTTAAGCCCCCGTGTGGTTACATTAAGCCAAAACACGCGCGGCCTTCCTACGGAAATGGCGCAAAGCCGCATGGAGCACACAAACGCCTTATTAGGACAATGGAAGGAGTCAGAAAAAGAAAGAAGGGATGAACCGTGATTCTGCCGATGGAAAACACCGAGAAAATGATTTTTTCGGGCGTGGGCAAGTATGGCATCCCTGAAATCAAGCCGGAAACGGACATCCGCATTGACAAGCTGGAATGGATCCCGGTCAATTATGCGCTGACGGCCAAAGACAAGGCCACAAAAGGTGTGCATTTTTACAAGGACGATTACCAGTTTGAACGGTTCTGGAACAACCCTGACAAATACATTCCCCTTTTGCAGCAGTTCGGCGCGGTATGTTCGCCGGATTTTTCGCTTTACAGCGATATGCCGCTTGCGGTGCAGCTTTTCATGCACTACAAAAAGCACTGGCTGGCTGCATACTGGCAGGCGCACGGCATCCACGTCATTCCAACGCTCTGCTGGTGCGGTGAGCAAAGCTATGACTGGTGCTTTGACGGCGAGCCGAGAAACGCCATTGTGAGCATTTCGAGCCACGGCACACAATCTGACCCATACGAAGCGGAGTGCTTTGCCAAACACTGCCGCAAGGCGCTGGAAGTGCTGCAACCAAGCAGCATTTTGTGGTACGGCAAGTGTCCGGCGGAATTTGACTGGAACGTGACCAAAATCAAGCCATTTCAATACGAGAGGAGGCACTACCGTGAGTAAACGAGGTTCGGGCAGCTCTGCGAGAGCGGGCGGATTTGAAGTGGTTATTCAAGGGAAAAAGCAAACTTATTTTAGAGCAGCTGGAGGAGAATACAGAAATTTACAAGACCAAAGTCGTGTTATTTCTTCTCAAATGGCGCAAAAACTTTTTAAGAACAATAAAGTGCCGCCTTTATCCAAATCAAAAATGGATGAAATAAAGAAAAGACGGCAAAAAGAAAGGGACGCAAAGCCAGACTATGAGCTGGGAATGGGGATTCCCGGTGGAAATAAAGAATACAGAAAGACAGCAAGAAATAGCAGGCTTGTAAGCAGGATGCAAAGCAGGAGAAGAAGATAAGCCAATAAAATGAAATTCAACTACGACATCAAATTTACCGACCACACCCCGCAGCTGCATGAAGCCCTGGATTCATGGGCAGAGCGGGTGCTGACCCTCTGGGGCATGAAGGTGCAGGACTACGCCCAGCTGCTTGTGCCTACTGGCACGGCAGACAGCACGGGCATTGAGGGCTACGTGGGCGGCGCACTCAAGCAGAGCCTGACCTTTGCCGTAGACCTTGCCAAAAAGACCGTGACCATCGGCAGCAATCTGTTTTACAGCGTGTATGTGGAGCTGGGTACGGGCGTTCACGCCACAAACGGCAACGGACGCAAAACGCCGTGGGTCTGGCAGGACTTCAACGGCGAGTGGCACTTTACCCGGGGCATGGCCCCTCGCCCGTTCCTCCGCCCGGCGGTGGAAGAACACATTGACGAACTGCGAGAGATTGCAGTGGAAGAAGCGGAGAAGGGAGAATAACATGACAGAAAAAGAGAAACTTGAAGATTTGCTCACAATGCATTGTTTTCTCAAAGAAAGAGGACTTGCTATTGCAGAACAGGCAGAAAAAGATATTGAGGAAACCAAAAAGAAGCTCTTAACAATCGAGAGCTGCGGAGAAAAAGAAGTGCTGAGGAAAAAGTTTTTAGAGGAAGGAAAAGAAGCCACTAAAAACTTGCAAGCCCTTTGCGATTTGGTTTATGGCGAGGGTAAAGCAAAGGTTGAGATAACGGTATCGGTTGACGCGGATAAGCCGATATTCAGCAAAGAAGAGGTAGCTGTTATCAAAGAATGCTTGGATTTTCGCAAAGGAGAATAAACATGAAAAAGTTTTTTGCAGCAATTACGCTTTTGGCAGTGTTGCTTCTGTGCGGCTGCTCTGAGGCAGACAAGGCGAACGCCAACATCTCAAAGCAGGCCGACTATTTTGAGAGCGAACGCAAGATCACCGTCTACAACGCCCGCACGGACAAGGTCATCATGGAGGCCGAGGGCTATATGTCCATTTCCAACAACTCGGACAACGAGTTGGTCTGCACTGTGAAAATTGGCCCGGACACCTACCGCAAAAATTACATCTACCTCAACAGCTACACCATGTATGTGGTGGAGGACATTACCGGCACCCATACCGATCCGTACCACTACAAGCTCTATTTTCACACGGACGTTTTGCCAAGCGTGGAAACAAGACCGTAAATTTAATACTCAGCGGTTGGCGCACAGCGTCAGCCGCTTTTTTATGCCGTTTTAGCTCAGTCTGGCAGAGCACCGGACTTTTAATCCGGGGGCCGTGGGTTCAAGCCCCACAAGCGGCACCACACCGGCAGCACGTCCGGTAAATAAACCTTATTGCCAAGCATGGCAGCCCGAGCAAGGGCAGAAAGGACTATCACATGGCACTCAAAAGAGCTGACATCCGCACGATTCTGGAGAACCCCGAAACCTCCAACGATGACAAGGTCGAAGCCATTCTGGACGCCCTGCACAAGGAGACGGACGGACTCAGAAATCAGCTGGATGAAGAAAAAACAGCCCGCACACAGGCCGAGAAAGATCGTGATGCAGCCAACAGCGGCAAGCAGGCCGCTGAACAGGCACTGACCGACTACAAGGCCCAGCAGACCCAGAAGGACACCCACGCAGCCAAGGAAGCCAAGTTCCGGGAGCTGCTGAAGGCCGCCGGGGTGCTGGACAAGTATGCAGACCGCGTTGTGCGGCTGTCTGGCGAGGATATCGACAAGCTGGAGCTGGACGATAAAGGCGAGGTCAAGGACGCCAAGAAGCACGCCGACAGCCTGAAAGCTGATTGGAGCGACTTCGTAGGCACTACGACCACCACCGGCGCGAAGGTGGACACCCCGCCCACCAACACCGGCTCCAAAATGACCAAAGACCAAATTTTTGCAATCAAGGACGCTGGCGAACGCCAGGCTGCGATTGCTGCAAATGCCGACCTTTTCACGGGCGGCGGAAAGGACTAATACATGGCAGCAAAAGAAAATATCACCATGACCACCGATATCACCGTAGCCGCGCGTGAAATCGACTTTGTGACCCGTTTCCAGCGCAACTGGGACCATCTGCGCACCATTCTGGGCATCATGCGCCCTATCCGGATGCAGCCTGGCACCGTGCTCAAAAGCAAGTATGCACAGGGCACCCTGCAGAGCGGCACCGTGGGCGAGGGCGAAGAGATCCCGTTCAGCAAGTACACCGTCAAGGAGAAGGAGTACGGCAAGATCACCATCGACAAGTACGGCAAGTCTGTCACCCTTGAGGCGATCCAGAATTACGGCTACGATGTCGCCGTGCAGAAGACCGATGATGAGTTCCTGTACGACCTGACCGCTCTGGTAACGGATAAGTTCTACAAGTTCCTGAACACCGGCACCCTGAAGGGCACTCCCAAGACCTTCCAGATGGCGCTGGCACATGCCAAGGGCGCGGTCGAGAACAAGTTCAAGACCATGCATCGCACCGTGACCGGCGTTGTTGGCTTTGTCAACGTGATGGACGTGTACGACTATCTGGGCAATGCCAATATCACCGTGCAGAACCAGTTCGGCTTCCAGTACATCAAGGACTTCATGGGCTACAACACCATCTTCCTGCTGTCCGACGGTGAGATCGCGAAGGGAAAGGTTATTGCCACCCCGGTAGACAACATCGTCATGTACTATGTGGATCCTGCGGATAGCGAGTTTGCCCGCGCAGGTCTGGTCTACCGGACCGCAGGCGAGGCCAGCAACCTGATCGGCTTCCACACTCAGGCAAACTACAGCACCGCAACCTCCGAGAGCTACGCCATTATGGGCGTGACCCTGTTTGCTGAGTATCTGGACGGTATCGCTGTCGAGACCATTACCCCGGGCGAGTGATCGCCCCTTTGTAAGGAGGACGCCCCATGACTGTACCGGAGCTGTGCGTCTACACGCACAATTTCTTTGACCGGGCGGACGACCCCATTGCCGGGGAGTTCGCCTTTGAGCCGGATACCGTGCCCGCCGGGGTAGTGCCGGGGCAGTATTTCCTCGTGTGCGGATCCATCTTCAATGACGGCGTGCACAAGGCCGGGGACGGCGATCTGACCGCCGAGACCTTCACCGGGACGGTGCAGCCCATGCGCGTGCCGCCTGATTTTGTGGCGCTGGCTGAAAAAATCGACGCATACGACAAGGCTCTGCCGTCCGGCGGCGTGTATGTGTCCCAGTCCTTTGCCGGGTGGTCCGGCACGATGGCTACAGGCGCGGACGGCCTGCCCGCCGACGGCAAGACCCGCTATAAATCCGAGATCAATCATTGGAGGAAGATGTGACATGGTCAATCCGTTCACTGCATCCACCGTGATGCAGAGCTTTACCCAAAAATACCGCTTTCAGACCCGCAGCTATGAGCCGGACGGCGTGGGCGGCTTTGTGTCCGGCTGGCAGGACGGCCCCGAGTTTGAGGCCGTGGAGCGCCACGACACCACCGTGGAAGCTCAAGTGGCAGAGCAGGCTGACACAGCATCCACCTATACGCTGCTTGTTGGCACCGGTGTTCCGCTGGCTTTCCCGGACTACATCAAGCGGGTGGACGGCGGGCAGACCTTCCAGATCACCAGCACGGCAGATGAGGGCAAAGCCCCGCCGGAATCCGGCATGGGACTGCGAGCTGTCAAGTGCAAAAAGGCGGTGCTGCCTTGATGGGACCGTCTGAGAGCATCAACCGGGCGCTGAACACGTTTTTCAACGGCTTTGGCATCCCGGGTTATCTGGAAGATAACATCCCTCCTGCCGCTTCACTGCCCTATCTGACCTACAAGCCCACCATCCCCGGCGGGTGGAACGAAACGGCATCCTTCCACGCCCGGCTGTGGTACCCCAGCAAGGGCGGCAGGGCCCCCATCCTGCAAACCGAAGATACGATCAGCGCGGCCCTTGAGGACAGCACAACGCTTTCCTGTGAGGGCGGCGCTATTCTTTTGCAAAAAGGCACCCCGTGGGCACAGCCCCTTGACAACCCGCCCGAAGGGTATCTGTGCGAATACCTCAATTTTGAAATCACGCAATTTTGCGAGTAAGGAGCAATATGGCAAGAAAGTTTACCAAGATCAGCGCAAAAGCATTCGAGTCCATGCAGATCAATGCCGGTGTCGTGCTGAACAAATTTGACCCGTCCGGCACGACCGAGATCCAGGACGCAGACATCATCTGCGCCACCTCCGGCGGCGTGACGGCAGAGTGCAAGCCCAACATCACCGACCTTGGCGATGATGTGGACAACTGCCAGAAAAACACCGCAGAGCTGATGCAGATCGAGGACTACGACTGCACGCTGGCCTTTACAGCCCTGAACGTCACAACGGACGTTATCAAGCTGGCGCTGGGCGCTGCGGATGTAAGTGAAAAGAAGGTCACCCCCCGCATGACGCTGGATCCGACAGCCAGCACCGGCGATTTCAAGGACATCTGGTGGGTCGGCGACACCATCGACGGCGGCTTTGTGGCCGTCAAGCTGATGAATGCACTCTCCACAGGCGGTCTGTCCCTCAAGACCACCGACAAAGGCAAGGGCAATCTGTCTGTCACCCTGACCGGCTGCCCCCGGATGGGTGACGACGCCGTGCCTATGGAGTGGTACTACAGCCCCAAGGCCGCAGCATAAGGAGGACACCGCATGAAATTTTTGACAGAGCTGTCCGATGAAGATTTTCTGCGCCACTGCTGGCAGATTGCCGATGTGGCAGAGGAGGTCTTGGAAAAATCCAAGATCATGGAGCTGCGCAAGGTTCTGCCGGTCCTGACCGGCGAGGAAACGCCGGAGGAGCTGGAACAGAAGAAGAAGGAGCAGGCAAAAAAGAACATTCAGGCTATGGCAAAAAGCTTGCTGTTCGACAATGCCGCTGCCACTGCAAAGCTGCTTCCGCTGCTCTATGAGCCGGACGTGGATGAAAACGGGGTGGTTGAAAACATTGGCCCGTTCAAGAAGATGCGCGCGGTGAAAGAGCTGCTGAACAACGATGATGTGCTGGATTTTTTGCTCTGGTGTCTGCCGTTGGTGCTGGCGGGTACAGACGCCTGATTTCTTCCATCAGCCCGGACGCACTGCGGCTGTTTGGCAGGCCGTACATTTTGCAGCACTGCTTGAACGCTTTGCGGCAAGAGCGCATCACACTCAGCTATCAGGCGTACATGACGGACGCTCTGGCACACCTTATAGGCGCGGAAGAGCGGTGGTACGACATGGTGGCCGGGCTTGTGGAGAACCGCCCACAGCCACCGCAGCCGTCCGCTGATGAAGTGATAGCACGCATTAAAAATGGCCTGAACGGGGGTGATGGAACCTGAAACTTTTTGAATTGAGCGCCACCCTCGGGCTGGACGACAGCGCCTACCGGCAGGGCATCCAGAATGTGCAATCCGAGACGAAAAAGACCGTTTCTTCGCTGTCAGGAGAGTACAGCAAGGCCGCAAAGGCCGTAGTGGAGCTGACCAGACGCTACAACGAATCGGTGGGCAAGACCGGCAAAGCGTCCTCTGAGACCAAAAATCTCAAGACCATGTTGGCGCAGGCAGAAGCACAGCTCAGGGCAACCACGACCGCGCTGAAAGCTGCAAACAACGGCATGGATGGCTTTGCCAGCTCCACGGAGAAAGCGTCCGGCAAATCTCTGGCCGGTGCCATTGCGCAGGGCACGGTCATGGCGAACGTTTTCTCGAAGCTCGGCTCCGCTGCACTCAGTGCTGCAGAGGGGTTCATATCTTCCGGCATCGAGTACAACGCCCAGATCGAGAAATACACCACCGGCTTTACCAATATGTTGGGCAGCGCGGAAGCCGCCCAGCAGGTCATGAGCCAGATCCAGGAAGACGCGGCAAAAACCCCGTTTGATGTCGAGTCCCTGACAAAGGCGAACCAATACTTGATCTCTGCAGGCGAGAACGCTTCCTATGCCCGCAGTACCATCATGGCACTGGGCGACGCGGTCTCTGCGACCGGCGGCGGCAACGACGAGCTGAACCGCATGTCCCAGAACCTGCAGCAGATCGCCAACACCGGCAAGGCTACAACGGCTGATATCAAGCAGTTTGCTTATGCCGGCATCGACGTATACGGCATTCTGGCCGATTACACAGGCAAGTCCACCACCGAAGTGCAGAAGATGACCATCAGTTATGATCTGCTGACGCAGGCTTTGCAGGCCGCATCTGAAGAGGGCGGGCGTTACTACAACAGCATGGACACCCAGAGCCAGACCATGAACGGTCGAGTGTCTACCCTGAAGGACAACGTGAGCCAGCTGGCCGGATTGCTGACCGGCGATTTATCCAGCGGCATCGGCGTTGTAATCGGCAATCTGAATGATCTGATCGTAAAGGCGCAGGAAGCCTACAAAACGGACGGCTGGATCGGTCTCGCAGGCGCGATCACCGGCCTGACGGAGCCTATCAACACGGCAAAAAACGCTCTCAAGGACTTCGCGAGCAAAGCCACCACATGGCTGGATCAGCTGAGCTACAAGCTCAACCGTTTTCTCGGAAAAGCCGCCACAGCAGACTTCGATACCTACGAAGAGTACGCGGATGCAAATAACCGGAAGAGTAACCGTAACAGGATGCGGGAAAATGCATTAAATGGCATTGGCATCAGCAACAAGAGCTGGTCGGAGCGTCAGGCGGAAGCGGCAGCAGCCAGTGGCAACGGCGGCAGCTCCATTACAACCAGCCCGTCTGGTTCTTCCACTGGCAAAAGATCCAGATCCTCCGGCTCCAAGTCCACCACCGAAACGGTCATTTCGTCCATCTCCAGCACGGCTACGACCACCGCGCAGAATGCGCTGGGCACTGTGGCCACCAGCATCCAGACCCTTACCGAAAAGGTCAAGGACAGCGCTGGCAAAATCAAAGACCGCATCACCGAGACCACCACCACGACCGGCAAGGAGATGGTGAACGGGGTTGCAACAACCTTTAAGCAGGTCGAGACCAAAGTCAACGGCACGGTCACAAAGGTCACAAAGACCTATGACGACATGTCAAAGTCGCTGCTTGGCACCTTTACCAACATTTCTGAAACCACCGTTGACGGCATCACCACAAAGGTGCAACAGGCGGTGGAAAAGTACGCGGACGGCAGCGAGCATATCAAGAAGACCGTCACAGAGACCGGACAGCGCATCGGCAAGAACGGCGCGGAGACTTACGAGAAGATCATCACCTACATCGACGGAATTCAAGATAAGGTGACGGAAACCTCCAACGAGATCGACAAGAGCGTAAAGGGTACCCAGAGCCGCATTGACCAGCAGCTGAGCGAGGCTTCCGGCCAGCTGGATAAGGGCATTTTCGGGCTGGTAAAAAGCGCCTTTAGTGATGCCAAAAACGGCGACTGGGCAGGTCTTGGGCTGGATTTTGTCAATCTGATCTGGGGCGAAGTGTCACAGGGGCAGCGCGACGTGATCTCTAAGTGGCTTACGGACGCGCTGACCGCGGTCAATGAGGGTTACTTCAGCGGCGGCATCGGAAAGGCATTTGATATCTTCCAGAAGCTTTTTTCTGACGGCGGGGTAAAATCCGATATCGACGGTGTGACCAACTCGGTCAAGGCTTTTGGCGAGATCATCGACGGTCTTGCAAAGTCCGGCGGCGTGGGCGGCGCTCTGGGCAGCATCGTCCAGAGCTTTTCCGGCATGGCAGGTGGCATCACGTCTGCGCTGGGCACTATTGTGTCTTTCATTGCAGCAAATCCTATTCTTGCCCTGATCCTGGGTGTGGGCGCTGTCGCTGGCGGCATTGGCCTTGCCCTGTGGATGAACAAGAAGAATAATCAGAAGCCTGTCAGCCACTACCAGAGTCCCTTTGACAAGACCGGCGTGTATGACAGTCTGGGCACCTTCTCCACCCGTGCGGCCCTGCAGTACCGCGTTACCGGCCAGCAGTCCATTGTTGACCGGCAGACCAGCATTCTGGAACGCATCGAGGGGATGCTGGACGAGCATCTGCCCGACATCGGCAAGGGTCAGGTGGTCATGGACTCCGGTGAACTGGTGGGCGTGCTGTCGCCCCGCATGGCGACCAATGTAGATGCACGCATCGGCGTGACAGTGGAACGGAAAGCGAGGGGTGTGTAATGGCAAAGCTTCTGGGGGCAAAAATCGGCAATTTTCACACCCTGACAGATTGGGGGCTGTATCTCAAGGTGGGCAGCCCTAAAATCGGCGCGGCAGAACCGGAAGAATACCTTGTACAGGTCACCGGCGCTGATTCACTGCTGAACCTGACCACATGGGACGACGGCAAGGTGCATTACAAAAAGCGAACCATTACGATGGAACTGCTGTGCAACGCGCCAAAAAGCAAGTGGCCTTACATCGAAAGCACCATTGCCAATGCCATTCATGGCAAATGGCTACAGTGCCGCTTTGATGAAGACCCGGCGTGGTACTGGGAAGGGCTTTGGAAAGTCACACCCTCCCGCGACCGGCTTTCCAGCACCTTTACCATCACCGGCACCTGCAATCCCTTCAAGCGCAGCGTCTACGACGGCACCAACGACTGGCTGTGGGATGACTTCAACTTTGAAACGGACATCGTGCGCAACTACACGAATATCCCGCTCAAGGCGGGCGAGGACAAAGAGGTGTCCATCACCGGTGCACCGCGTGCGGCCGGCATCTACTTCCAGCGCAGCGAGACCGCCGCAAACATCGCGGTGTCTCTCAATGGCTTTGAGGTGGGCATTCTGGCCAAGTCCACCGACTGGCAGTATATCGAGGGGCTTACTATGCCGGATGGTGTAGTGGGCACCCTCGTTTTCGCTGCATCGGCAGACTGCAGCATTAGTATTAAATATCTGGGGGCAAGCCTATGAGCTATAAAGTTTATGCTGGTGTGCAGACGGATGTAGACACATGGAAAACTAGGGTCTGTATCCACGATATCAGCGATACTACCGACACGAAAAAGCTCATCAGCCCCACGCTGACCCGCGAAGTGGGTAAAGCTGGCTCTTTTGAGTTTACCATGTCTTAAATGGTCAAACCGGCAAAACCGGTGCAACGCCTGTTCTGACGATCGGTACGGTGTCCAGCGGAGACAAGCCTTCCGCCGACATTACCGGCACACCTGAAAATCCGGTGCTTAACCTGATGCTGCAGCCCGGGCCTCAAGGCCCTGCCGTAGCACTGGACACCTCCCTCACCCACGAGGGCGAAGCCGCTGACGCAAAAGCCACAGGTGACGCTATCAGCGCAGTCAAGGTGAGGCAGAACGTCCTTGTGGGCAGTGAAACAGGCAATCCTATCGCCGTTGACGACGCGTTCTCTGCGCCCCTGTGCGGCCTGACCGTGTACGGTCGGAGCACGCAGGACGGCACACCCACGCCGGATGCGCCTGTGCCTATCGTGAGCGCTGGCGACGGCGGGAGCGTGGCGGTGAAGGTGACGGGGAAGAATCTGTTTCCAGTGATTACGAACGCCAATATATCAACACTTAATAAGCCAACTGGTGGCGTGCGATATGGGTATGTATTTCACGTTCCGGCGGAGAGCCGTGTTACTGTATCTGGAAATGCCGATATTGGCACGAACTGCTTTGTTGGAGATTTTGATATAAAAACACAAACATATACACAGAAAGCACAACTAATATCGGAAAAAGGTGGTATATATGCAGCAACGTTGCAAAGTGGATGGTATGCTGTATATCTAGCTAATGATTATTTGCCGACGATACTAATTAAATTAAATGACGCAAAAATCCAGATAGAAATTGGAACAAAAGCTACCGCATACGAACCCTACCGTGAACAGCTCCTCACCCTGCCCACTCCCAACGGTTTGCCCGGCATACCTGTCACCTCTGGCGGCAACTACACTGACCCGCAGGGCCAGCAATGGATTTGCGACGAGGTAGACTTGGAGAGAGGGGTGAAGGTGCAGAGGGTTGATAAAACGGCTTTCGACACCACAAAAACGTTGGCTGAACAAAATGCAATTCTCGCCACCCCAATCGAAACCCCGCTCACCCCTGCTGAAATTTCTGCTTACAAAGCCCTCACCGCTTACGCGCCCGACACCGTGGTGCAGGCGGGTGACGGCGCTGGCATCAAGTTGGACTACCAGCGGGACGTAAATCTCGTCGTCAAAAATCTTGAGGACGCAGTAGCGTCCATGACTACCACATAAGGAGGTACACATGGCTATCAAAAGTAAAGCCCGCCACGACCTGACCCTGCGCTCCATCAAGCGGGAGATTTCTGCAAGACGCGACGTGGCATACTGGCTGGACAGGACGTATGCCCATCTGGACAGCGGCCTGCTGACGGAGGACGACATCGCAGAGGTGGAAGCCCTTGCGCAGGCGTACTACGATGCGCTGGATGCTGAGGACAAGGCGAACGCTGAGGAAATCACGCAGTAAGGAGACAAAAAATGTTTCATTACCACTACATCAAAGTCATTGCTGATTCCGAAAACATGAGTACGAAAGAAATCACTTCTATTCTGCAAAAATACTTTGCAAAACAGAACGATGGTTTTTACCTCGAAATTGACTTGGATAATCATGCCGCTGATTTCGATGGCAGCGGAAAATGGCTCATGCGGTTGGAAGGAAATATTTTGTGGCTAAATGGCGAATACGTTGCGTTCAGCGGTGTGCAACAAAACAACCCGAATGATAGCGTTATCGTCAAAATTTCCGCAATTCGTTATCTCATTGTTCACAATAAGGAGTGATATCATGGCAAGCACTACATACGAGCATTTTGTTGACACCAACAAAATGTACGCCGCACAAGAGCAATTTCGTGGCATCACGAAAATGGTCTGTGCACGTTTTCGTGACCTCACGAAAACATACCACCTCGGTAACGCCCCCGTAATGGTGCGAAACGCCGGAGAGTTGCCGCAGCCTTTCTGGCTCGGTGCGGCCTGTGGCGGCGGCTCGTGTAGTGCTGCCCCCTGCGCTGCAAGGACTTGACCGACAGCAGATAACCGCCGCTATCAAAAGCGCACCGCTTGGGAGGGTAGACCGTAAGATAGCCTTACTGCGGTACGTTGAGCGGCTTCCACTGCCGGACATTGCAGCACAGACACATTACAGCCGGACGGCGATAGGCTATCGGCTGAAAAGCATTGAAAAAATGCTGGATGTGTGATATACTAATCATGGTTATAGGATTAGTTTTGAACTTCTGCTCAGGCAATTCAAAAACGGCAGGCTTTCGGGTCTGCCGCTTTTCTTTTTTACGATTTGTGGTATAATAGTCTCAACAAATCCACCCGGCCTATCGAAGAAGCGCATTAGGGTGGATATTTGAAAGGCTACGGCCTTTGTAGAGAGCGGCATTGTCTGTGGGCAGTTCCGCTCTTGATTTTACAAAAAATCCCCTGCTTTGTAGGCAAAGTGGGGGATTTTGTTTTATTCGCACTAGTTTTGTCGAAGCTCTTGTCTTGCAAGTCAAAACGTGATATTTTATTTTTGCTTCCAATGTGAAGCCCTTAACAGTTAAGCGCTCATGCGGATTTTTCCGTGTGGGCGCTTTTCTTGCTTTACAGAAGATTATAATGCTCCGCCAGCAAAAGGCGGACGTATGCCGGGCACGCACGCTTTTCACAGCACCAGTCCTGCACGGTTCGCAGCGGAATGCCTGCCTGCTTTGCAAATGCGGTCTGCGACAGACCAGTGCGGGCCACCAGCTCACGCATTGGAAGATGAGCTAAATCCCAGATGGTGGACAGCCTTTCTTTCTCGGTGTCCAGATCCACGCACCCGTCGGCATCATCCGGGATGCTGAGGGTGACATTGTTGAGGAACGCTGCCCGGGATGTTTCCGGGTCGGTTGCCATATTGAAAAGTTCAGCTGTGTACATTGCCTTTCTCCTTCTTAAATCTCCCCGGTCGATGTTCGCACATCGGCTGGGGACTTTTCTTTACTCCATATCTTCCAGAGCTTCAAGATACTTCGGGTAAAGATCTTCCACGACGGCCTGTCTCTCAACGTCGTCCAGATTGCCGTTCATGAGTGCCTCACCCTCTTCATCGGAGAGTTCGATGCTGGTAGTGACCATCAGGTCGTGAGCGTCCAGATGAGAGGTTTTGACGTCGCCATCATCGGTCAGGTGCGCGTAGATCATCCAAACGCCGTTGTCGTACTCAATTTCGGTACCGGTGGCCATAACCTTAGTTGCAAACTCGTCAGCAGTGAGCTTTTTCATAATTGTTACCTCCATGTCTCCATGCGTTTGTGCGGTGTCTTTCACTGTCTTTGTTATACACGCATTGCGTGCAATTGTCAAGGATTTTTTGAGAATTTTATACGCGTTTCGTGCAAAAAGAAAGGTGCCCACACAGCTTTGTGCCGTGTGGGCACCTTTCTTTTTGGCGTTCGTTTGTCCTTCGTTTGACGTTCGTTTAACGCACGGATTCGGCAGAAAAGGTACTATGGGCGCAAAGGGAGGGCGCACCATGTGGCACAGGTTTAATCCAAACCCGCGCGGGAGCAGCGTCGGGGACTGCGCAGTGCGGGCGGTAGCAGCGGCCACCGGTCAGAGCTGGGAGCAGGCGTATATTGCGCTGGCGCTCACCGGCTACGCCCTCGGCGATATGCCCAGTGCCAACCGCACATGGGGCGCATACCTTCAAAAACGCGGGTTCAAGCGCCGCATGGTGGAGGAAGACTGCACCACCTGTTACACCGTGGCAGATTTTGCCCAGGAGTACCCGCGCGGCGTGTATGTACTGGGCTGCTCCGGCCACGTTATGACCGTCATCGACGGCGAGTGGTGGGACAGCTGGGACAGCGGCGCAGAATGCCCGATTTACTACTGGTATAAGGAGGAGTAAACGATGCCTTACAATCCGTATGCGTATCAGATGCCGACATACTACGGCCAGCCAATGCCGGACAACCTCGCTCAACTCAGGCAGGGAGTGGGCTATCAGTCTCCCATGATGCAGCAGCCGACAGCACAGACAGCACAGGCTACGCCCTCCATCATCTGGGTGCAGGGAGAAGAGGGCGCAAAAGCCTATATGGTCGCCGCAGGCAACAGCGTACTGCTGATGGACAGCGAAAACAGCGCTTTTTACATCAAGAGCACCGACACCAGCGGGATGCCGCTGCCTCTCCGCGTCTTTGACTACAAGGAACGCACCACGGCGACAAAAATGCCCCCTCAGACGGCGCAGCAGCCCGGCGGGGAGTTTGTCACCCGAGCAGAGTTTGACGCTCTGGCAGCCCGCTGTGCGGCGCTCGAGAAGCAAGAGCCTGCAAAACCTGAAACGGAGGTCAAATAAGTATGGCAAACCCTCTTTTTAACGCACTGGGCGGCGGTATGCCCGCCATGCCAAACCCTATGGGTCAGTTCGGGCAGATGATGCAGCAGTTCCAGCAGTTCCGTGCAAACTTTCAAGGCGACCCGAAAGCAGAGGTGCAAAAGCTGCTGCAATCCGGCAAAATGTCACAAAACCAGCTGAACCAGCTGCAGGCGATGGCGCAGCAGTTTCAGCAGTTCCTCCATTAAGCTGTAACCGTGGCCACGGTTCAAGCATAAAAATCATTCAAAAAACACGAAAGGAGTACAAAAATGTCTCTTTCTTCCGATTCTGCGGTTCTGACCATGCCTGTTCAGCCCGCAAACACCAACGGCGGCAACGGCTTTGGCTTTGGCAATGATGGCGCATGGTGGATCATCATCCTGTTCCTGTTCGCCTTCTGCGGCGGCTGGGGCGGCAACTGGGGCGGCAATGGCAACACCGGTGCCGGTGTCGTTGACGGCTACGTCCTGACCTCCGATTTTGCCAACATCGAGCGCAAGATGGATGGTATCAACAACGGCATGTGTGATGGCTTCTACCAGCAGGCGCAACTTGTCAACGGCGTGCAGCAGACCGTAAACAACGGCTTTATGTCCGCAGAGATCAGCCGCGCAAACCAGCAGGCGGCGTTCATGCAGCAGCTGTTTGCCATGCAGATGCAGCAGCAGGAGTGCTGCTGCGAGAACCGCTCTGCCATTCAGGGCGTCAACTACAATTTGGCCACTCAGTCCTGCGAGACCCGGAACACGGTGCAGAACACCACCCGGGACATCATCGACAACCAGAACCAGAACGCCCGCGCCATCCTTGACGCCCTGACCGCACAGCGCATCGAGGCAAAGGACGCAAAGATTGCTGAGCAGGGTCAGCAGCTGTTCGCAGCACAGCTTGCGGCATCTCAGGCAGCCCAGAACGAAACGCTCAAGGCCTACATGAGCGGTCAGCTGGCCTACTACAATCCGCGCCCCGTGCCCGCATTCCAGGTTCCTGCACCTTACCAGTACGGTAACTGCGGCACCGGTTGCGGCTGCGGCAGCTGCGCATAACCGAATCACGACAGCTTTTTGAGTGGTTGTTTCCAAAATGGAAATGCCCACATCAAAATGTTCAGCCCCTGAGCTGATTTTGCAAACCAGAGCGCCGGGGCAGCAGTCCCGGCGTTTTTCTATGAAAGGAGCCGATAAAATGGCTGAATTTAGCAACTCCAACATCGTCAGCGTGGCGGCGGGTGAAAACCTTCCCCTGACCGAGACCGCGGTGAAAGCCCCTGCCTGCATCATGCACCGTGAGGGCAGCGGCCTCGTGACCCTGCGCGGTCTGACCAATCAGTGCAGGGCCCGCTTCAAGGTAAGCTTTGGCGGCAATGTCGCCATTCCCACCGGCGGCACTGTGGGGCCCATTTCCGTGGCTCTGGCTGTCGGCGGTGAGTCGCTGACCAGTGCGACCGCGATTGTCACCCCGGCGGCAGTCGAAAATTACTTCAACGTTTTCGTGGCCTCGTTTATCGAGGTGCCGCGTGGCTGCTGCTTGACCGTGGCGGTTAAAAACATCAGCACGCAGGCGGTCAGCATTGCAAACAGCAATTTGATCGTTGAGCGGGTAGCATAAGAAAGGAGATAAAGTCATGCTGGATAAACTGAATCATCTGAAGGATGAGATGTGCGAAGAGCTCATGGAGTTGACCGACAAAAAGAACCGTTCCCCGGGTGATATCGAGATGATCGGCGAGATCGTGGATGTCATTCTGGACATCCACCGCATCGAGGACTACTGCGAGGGCGGCGAGTACAGCCGTGCGGGTGAGTGGGAAGCTGACATGCGCGGATCCTTCAACCGCGACGCCGGAAACGGTTACAACCGGGGCAACAGCTACGCCAACCGTGGCCGTCACTATGTACGCGGGCACTACTCCCGCACGGATGGCCGTGAGCGCATGATCTCTGACATCGAGGAAATGATGCAGGACGCCACCGGGGCAGAGCGCGACGCCTACAAGCGCGCGGCAGACATCCTGCGCAACGCATAAGGAAGGAGGACGGCAGGCATGGATATTGACGAGATCAATGAGCACATTCGCAAGCTCAAGTGCGAAGAAACCAGCTGGCAGAGCGTCAACAAGCTTGCCGCCCTCTGCACTGTGCGGGACGAGCTGGAAGAAAAGCAGGCACCTGAAACGCAGGCCCAGGCATTGCCGCCCACGGATTACCGGGCGGCGTACTCCGCAGCAGCGGAACCACAAAGCGACTTTGTGGCGGCTGCCAGCTCTGTTCCTTTCGGCGGTCTGATGCAGGTGCTTGACGAGCACATGAAGGCAATAAAGCTGGTGTACCCGAAAGAGTACGAGCTGGTCATGAGGAAGATTTCTAACGTAATAAGAAACCAACAAGCGACCAACCTGTAAAAATAAATCGTTATATCGAATAAATATATTGATTTGTAATCAGTGGGTTGCAGGTTCAACTCCTGTCACCAGCTCCAAAAAATAACGCATAGACGATGAAAGCAATTCGCCTATGCGTTATTTTTTTGTGAAAAAGTGATGTAAAATGACCTGAAACGGTGTGATAAACTACCAAATAAGCTACCACGAAACTCCGCTCAGTCTTCCTCGTTTTCACGTTCTTCAAAAAGGCTTTCAGCTTTTTTCATCTCATCGGTGAGAAATTTCTGACGGTGAGCAACGTAATATCTTGCAGTGGTGGAAAAATTTGTGTGTCCCATAATCTTTTTTGTTGCAGTAGGTGCCACATTTGCTTCAACGAGAAGGGTAGTTGCAGTGCGGCGCAAGGCGTGGGGAGTGATGCGGTCTCTAATCGGAGTGTCAGCTTGGTTTATTCCAAGATCAAGCATCAGCTTACGGAAAGAATGCTCAACATTGTTTTTGTCCTTTTTGTTTCCGCTTTCAGTGGGAAGAAGATATTTTTCTCCGATGCTCAGCAACATCCATTCTGCAAGAATATTCTTGATCGGGTTTAAGATAGGAATAAAGCGCCCCTTTCCAGCAGCAGTCTTTTCGCCACCGGTCAGATTGCCGTTTTCTAAATCAACATTATCTCTAGGCAAAGAAAGAAGCTCGTCAATTCTCATTCCGGTGTATAAAAGAACCATTGCGATCTGCGCCGTTAAGTGCATTCCGTTTCTAGGATCGTCTGCAACGGCTCGGATTTTAGCTGTCTCATCCGGCGTAAGAATCCTTTCTTTTGGGCCGGGCGCTGGCGGCAGCTCTAACCCATCAGCATAGTTTTGGTTGATAATATCTTGCTTCATGGCATATATGCATAACTGCCGAAATAAACCTTTTTGCTTTTCGCATAGGCTTCTGGATTTCCCGTCTGCGGAAAGTTCATCGATAACTTTTTGATAATCTTCCGTTTTAAGAGTGCGTACTTCGACGTTCCAAAGTTTTTCAGCTTTGCTGTAAGCTCTTACATACCCGTCTTTTGTATCCTCACCGATGCTACTAAAGTGCGTAGCGCTCCATCTTCCGTAGATCTCCGCAAAAGTGGATTTTAAGCGCTCTGCAGGTGTCCTCTGAGCATTGTAAGTATCCAGGGCCTGAATGGCTTCCCCGGGAGATGCATAGTGTCCAAGAACTGTTTTGCCTCCATCCTCCGATGGAACAACGGCAACGTACGGTTTGCTTCTATTTCCGTCAGCCTTTTTATACACGCTGCCGCTGCCCTTTGGACGGCGGCGCTTTTTTCTTTGCTGCGGGGCGGCTTCCGGCTGCTTCTTCCCGCACCACGGACAAAAAGAAGCACCATCCGGGATTTCCTTCCGGCAGCATGGTCTCACGCATTTCATGGCTTACTCCTTTTTCTGCCCGATATATCCGAATGCGCCATTTTCAGCAGCGGCCCTTCCGGCCTTGTAGTTGATCTTCAGGTCGTCAATGGGAGGGTGCGGAGCGTCCGGGCATGGGTCTAATCCCATGCTCTGGGCAAAGTTGTATTGGTCGATGATTGTTCCGCATATGCTGACCCGGTTATTGAGCGGGCAGTGCAAATTTGCAGCTATCTCCGATATGACAGCAGGCGGGCTGCTGCCGTGACTGCCTTTCAGTATGAAGAGAAGCAGCCTTTTTGTCAGCGGCGGCAGTTTTACCACGATACGGCGCAACTCCGCGTTTAGCTCATCGTCCGCCTTGCCGTCATCCGGCACTTTGTACAGATCCGGGTGGGTCATCTCCATGAACACCGTGATGGGCGACACCCCACACGCCGTGCACCAGTCCATGATCTCGTCACTGTCCGGGCTGGTGCATCCTTTTTCCCAGCTCTGCACGGTGCGCTCTCCTTTTTCGATACGCCTTGCGATCTCCGCTTGGCTCAGGCCAGCAGACACCCGCGTTTTTGCAAGTGCCTTTCCGATTTGGCTCGCTGTAAAATAACTCATACTTTCACCCCCATAAAACCAGTGTGTTTTTAACAAAAAATGGCGCAGACTTTTTCTGCGCCATTCGACAAATTTTATCCGTATTTTGTTTTCCAACGGCGCATGGTAAAATCTGGATTATAAATCGTAGATGTGCACAAAAGAAAGGAGAAAACAAAATGGATTTTGAGCAAAGAAACGTCAGAGAAGCTGAAATGACCATCATCGATGGAATGCCCGCCAGCATCCTGACCGGCACCGACCACACCCCTGCACCCTGGGAGGAATGAGTTATGAAAAAGCTGTCACACTTTCGCACCCATGCCCGTGCCCTGCTGGCCTGTTATTTGGATATGACCCCGGAGCAGCAGCGCCTTGCTCGCGCTTACATTCAAGATAAGGCCCTGCCAGAGGTGCAAGCCCTGCGTAACGCAGCCGGTACGCCCGGCGGGGCGCTGGCTGCTGATCTGTTGCAAAATTTGCAACAGCCTTGCAACCGTGAATAAGCTGAAATGTCAGCGTAAATCCACGTTTTCAGTGGATTTCCCCACCGAAAACAGTGCTCGAATGGGGATTGACGACTACAACCGACGGTTTTATAATATGGTTGTAAACAGGCTTACAGGCCGAGCAACTGAGATTTCTTTGCGCTGTACTCCGCTTCCGTGATGGCGCCCATATCCAGTAGCCGCTTAAACTTCAAAAGTTCATCGGCGGAGCTGGGGGCAGCCGGAGCGGTGCCCCGCGGCTGTTCTGGAGAGCCTTTGCAACTCTTGAGAAACGCAGTCATTCCGCCGGGATAAATCGTTGTCGGTAAGTTGCTTTCGCCTAGTGGAAGAGCAAAGTGGATAGACACGCTCTCTTTACTGCGACCCTTGCGGGTCTCTGTTTTAGCGGTGGCAGCGCCCACGATCGCACCCACAGGCCCGGCAACGGTTGCACCGATCACGGCACGGGCAATGCCACCCTTTGTCTCTGTCACCGTCAGATCGTCAGGCGCGTCAGATTCATAACCGGCGACTTCATCAAAGCTGTAGATCATGCGAGGGCCTTTATCACCACTGCGGTGTCCAATGCAAAACAGCCGGTTGGGGTTGTCAATCGACACAAAGAGCGCGTCACCATCATAGATGGAATCGGTTTCTTTGAACACCTTCCGACGCTGTTCTAGTGTAGCCCAGTAAGCCGCAAGAACATCTGTCGGTTGCTTTGCAGCCCGGATGCCCAATTTTGAAAAGAGAAAGTTGCTGCAGCTGGCGCAAATCAAGCCGTCCGCGCTTTTCTCACGGTTCAGAAGACCCAGCTTGCCGCCGCAGACGGGACAGATATTTGCCATGTTTATACCTCATCTTTTGATTTTATAAAATTCTGCATTTTGTCAAAACGTAAAACCACACAACCCATCATTGAATTTGTAATTCGTTCATCCGAAAAAGAATCTTTCCACTTTTGAATAGAGTTTGCTTTTCCCTTTTGAGTTTTCAAAGTCAGGAGTTTTTCCAGCTGCTTGATATAAGAATTTTCGACAACAACCTCAAAAAGGTCAACGAGAGAAAATTTCATCATGTTATAAAGCTCAGTAGGGCTAAAATCAAATTTGAACCCCATCCTCTCATACTTCTTGAGCTCATCGAGCGTATCAAGAATCATATCATATCTTGAAAATAGAATATCGATATCTGAAGTTCTCTCTATCACTAGAAAAGAGTCCAAAACCTTCCGTATCCGTTCCGGTATTGTTTCTTCCGGGAAATCCACAAATTCCTCCCCGGTGTCAGGGTCGATTAAAACAACGGGCTCTGGTGATTTGCTCCACTTAGCGTTCGGGCGCACAAAATGCAACGACTCTTGGACTTCGGGATCATCTTTTTTCTTGAAGACCGCATTGATAACCCGCGTGATATTTTTTCGAAATCCAACATTCCATATCACGGGAACCACCTCACACATATTAAATTTTACATCACATAGGAGGCATCAGAATGAACACCACAGACCGACAAGGCTACATTGACGCAATTATCAAACTGCTGGAAAAGGCAGACCTGCGCAAGCTGCGCCTGGTCTGGGTTTACGCCAGCAGGCTGATTAAATAAATCAAGGTATCAAAAGAAGGGGAACCCTTACGGGTTTCCCTCTTTTTTTTGCAGCTTTCTCGCCATCCGCTCAAGAAATTTCCAGTCTTCGGGCTCCAGATCGGCCAGAACTTCCACAAACTGCCGTTTGAAGCTGTCTTCTTCGTTCGCCGTAATGTCAGCGAGAAAAGCAGCCAGCTTCTCCGACTGGGTTATCTGGTTGAACATCTCTCCTTCGCCTGTCCGCAGCCACGTCTCGTTGACGTTAAACTCACGGCAGATGTCGGAGATCGTTCGGTCGCTGGGAACCTTCCGGCCTGAACAAAGCTCAGAAACGAAGGGCTGAGAAACACCAAGACGGTTGGCAAAGTCAACCTTCTTGATATTAAGCGCTGCAATGATTTGCTCGATTCGAGTGTTCATTAGCGACGCCTCCTTGCACCTTTATTATACAGCAAGCACAAAGCCGTGTCAATAGAAAAATTAGCTGAGCGAAGAAAAAAGTGTTGACATGATAGCCCAGCTATGCTATAATATAGCCAAGCTAAGAAGCACAAGCAAACAGGAGGACAAAAACATGAACGCACTTTCTATTAACATCCCGGCAAACTTCGCCGCAGATTGCAATAACACCCTCAAGCGGTACAACGCCGCCCAGACCGACGCCGAGCGCCGTGCGGTGCTCGATCGCCAGACCGTGCAGGGCCTGTGGTGGGCGATCAAGTTCGTCTGCCAGCTTCAGACCGCTTACATGAGTGAGAAGGAGCTGAAGCACGCGATCCGCCTCACCCACTTCCGCGGCACTGTGTGCCCGGAGTTTAAGGCATGAGAGGGAAATCTATTGACCCACCTGATGATGGCCCTGTGGCAAGGGCCGAAACCACCCGGCAGCCAGCCGGGCAAGGTCGTGGGTGCCAACCACAGAAGGAGTTGATTATATGGCAAAGGCAAAGGCAAAGAAGAACCGCACCGATCTGGCTGCAGAGCGGTACAGCATCCCCATTGACGGGGCCCACGCTGCGGACGCGCTGGTAAACGAGCTGTTTGATTCGCTGGATCCGCGCGACAAGCAGACCCTGCTCTGGATGGGCATGGGCATGGCCGCGGTGCGCAAGAACGACCGCCAGAACCAGCAGGACGGGGTGGCGTAAAATGACAGTTAACCAGTTGATCGATACATTTTATAACGCATTTCTGGGCAAGAGCCGCTTTGTGATCTACGATGGCGACAAAGCCCCGGTGTACAGCGGGCTTGTTGTTGGTGACTTCTGGAAGCGCTTTGGCAAGCGCGAAGTCAACTGCTTTGCAGTGGATGAAGTCCAGAACAGCCACGTTGCAAAGACCGTCATTATTTATTTGAAAAAGGAGTGAAAACATGACAAATGAAAATTTGACCCCGGTTTTGATTTCGGGCGTGTCCTGCTATGAGCGGGACGGCACCGCATATCTTCGGCTTGAAGATGTGGCCAGGGGACTGGGTTTTACGACCGTTGCCACAAGTGGCAATGAGATTGTTCGATGGGCAAGAGTCCGCAAGTATCTTGAGGATTTTGGCATTGCAACAAGTTGCGATGGCCATCTTCCCGACTACATCCCCGAAAACATCTTTTACCGGCTGGCCATGAAGGCGAAGAACGAGACCGCCGAGAAGTTTCAGGCGCTGGTGGCAGACGAGATCATCCCCAGCATCCGCAAGACCGGCAGCTACTCGATCGTGCAGGCAGACCCGAACTTGCCGCCGGAGCTGGCAATGGTGGAGGGCTTGCTGAACAGCATGAAGCAGATGTACTCCACCCAGCAGCGCCACGACAAAGCCATTGAACAGCTGACCGAGAGCATGGACACCATGAAGGAAGTAATGACCACGGATGTCAATGGTGACTGGCGCACAGCTTGCGGGCACGCGATTCAGGCAGTTGCCCGGAAACTGGGCGGCGGCAAAGCCTATGAAGAAGCCTGGAACGAGGTTTACACCGAAATGGAGCGCAATGGCTTCTTCGTTCGCCGCCGTCTGGAGAATCGCAAAAAGAGCGCCGCTGCGCAGGGCATGTCCCCTACTTACGTTCGCAAGCTCAATGCGTTGGATATCATTGCGGACAGCAAGGACAAAAAGCTCATGTCTGCGTTTATCAACGCCACCAAGAAGCTGGCTGCGGCACACAGTGTCCGTATGGACAGGCTGAACGAGCTTCCCGCTGTCGAGGAGCGACCAGAGCAGACCGCGTTTGACCGCACTTGTGCCCCAGCGGGGAAGCTGATTGATACACGGGACGCCGCAATCAGAGGATAAGGAGGACACCGCACATGAGTGAAAAGATTATCGCATATAAGGCCATGGACAAAAATATGCAGTGCCGTGGCAAGCAGTATGAGGTGGGCAAGACCTACTATGAGGACGAAGCTGATTGCTGCCGCGCTGGTATGCACGCCTGCGAGAACCCGCTGGATGTGCTGCACTACTACCCGTTGAAGGATAGCCCGCGCTTTTTTGAGGTCGAGTGCGGCGGGAACGTGGATAAAAGCAGAGAGGACAGTAAACTGGCCTGCACTGAGCTGACGGTGAAAGGTGAGGTGAATTTTGCAGGGCTTGTAAAAGCTACGGTGAATGCCGTTTTTAATCGGGTGAAGGGCAAAGAACCTTTTTCCAGCGGACGTTGCAGCACGGCGGGTTCCAGAGGCTATTACAGCACGGCGGGTTCCAGCGGCTATTACAGC